GCGAAGCTGCCCGATGTCTGGTGCGGCGATCGGTAATGAGAGGATGAGCCGCGCTGCTCGTAGCCGTAGCGGACGAGCAGATCGCCGATGGCATGGCGCGAGATGAACTCGGCGATCGGGTCGACCTCATGCGGCCGGTCGATGCGACGGGCTGCTCGCTCGCGTTCACGCTCGAGGCGGGCTGCTGCGGCCGCTTCGGCGACGAGGCGTTCCTGCTCTCGGCGTGAGTGAACTTCGGCCTCTAACCTGCTGCCTTCATAGTCAAATGTCTGATCGCGGCAGATGAAGTTCTCGTAGAACTCGGGCTTGCCGGACGGCTTGCGGCGGTCTGGCGGGATGTTGGGCAGGAAGACGGGCTGTCCGCAGCGGGCCAGCGCGCCGTCGCAGGTGATGCCACGGGCGAGCAGGAGGTCGAAGAGGGCCGACTGCGCGTCCTCGTATTCGGCCCCGGATATCGGCTGTTTGAGCGGGATGAGCACGCGCCACTTGCGATGGTCGGCGGTGCTGCTTGCGGACGAGTAGACGAGCAGAGAGCAGCGGCCGATCGTGTTGTGGACCGCTTCGACGACATCCTCGCGGGACGGGTTGCCGGTGTCGACATCAAGGCAGAGCAGGCGGTAGCTGCCGAGCCTGCGCTGGGTGTCATGGGAGCGGCCGTCGTGTCGGCGGTAGGTCGACGGGATGATGAAGTCGGCCTCGGTCTTGTCGACGGCGGTCGGCTCTTTGACGCGGGCGATGATCTCGGCGAACGTGATGCCGTCGTAGTCGACGCCGGGCTGACGGATGAGCGTGTTCGTCGCGCCATGTGCAAGCAGGAATGCGGTTGTCATCTGTCAACACCACATGCGGTGTTGCAGGGTTGACCAAACGTCGATATCTTGTGCACCGCAGGTCTCTCCCATCTGCGTTGTGGACTGTCCGTCTTCCCGACTTGCCCCGGCCGCGTTCCTCTCCGCGACCGGGGCTTTTTCATGCTCAAAAGGGTATGTCGTCCCCGAGAACTTCGTTGAGCGGGCGGGCCTGAGCAGCGGCAGGAGCGGCGGCCGGTGTGTAGCTTTGCGCGACGGGTGCCGGCGAAAAGTCGTCCAGGTCGGCCGCCGCTTTCGGCGCGGTAGCGACCTCGTCGAAATCATCCATGCCGCCGTCACCGTAGACAGGCTCTATTACCTGGACCGTGTCCAAGATCAGGCTGATGCCGCCGTTGCCGTCCGGGTCGACGGCCGGGTATGCATAGGCGCGCACGGAGCCGACCGAGCCTGACCAGAAGCTGAGATCGGCCAGCGGCTGCTTCATGCCGTCGATGATCTTAGGCGCGCTGTTCTCGGTCCCGTCCGACTTGGTCCCGTTGCGCTTGGCCGTGAAGTTGACGGTCTTGCCGTCCTCGGCCTTCTTGGAGCCGAAGATCTTCGTGAAGGCGGGCAGCTTCGGGTTGCGGGTGCGGCAGGATTCGTAGTGGGCCTTGAGTTGGGCGTACAGTGTGCGGGCCTCTTCGACGGACACGGTCCAGCCGATCGACCATGCAGCCCCGGACGCGGAGCGAGCGCAGGGTTCTGACTGCTGTTTGCCGGTGTTGAAGCGGTAGGTCTGGTTAACCTTGGGGAAAACCAGTTTGACGTTCTTCTGGATGATTTTCAGAAAGTCGGCGTTATCTGGCATGGGTCTCTCCTTTTGTTGCCAGTGAGGTTCAGAGGTCTTCGGGGTCGTCGGCCAGCAGCCAGCCGGGCCTGCCGATCATGTTGATCTCGGGCCAGCCGGTTGTGTAGCTGTCGGTTTCCTTCGCGTCACGGATCTTCAGCAGCATCTGCGTCACGATCTGGTGGCTGGTCTCGAGATAGTCCGCGTCGATCTCGTGGATGCCGACAGCGTAGGGCGGCTCCTTTTCGACGGCAAGGAAGACGAAGCGGTCGGCCTCGAAGCCGGCACCTTGCAGCACGCGCAGGTAGAATGCCGCTTGCAGGTTGTAGGCGTAGGTGTGGACATCGCGCGAGAACATGCGCGGGCTGGCCGACTGGCATGTCTTCAGGTCGATGACTAGGCCGTCGTCCGGGATAAAGATGTCGGGTCGGCACTTGGTTTCCAGATCGACCATCCTGTCTTTCGCGAAGAAGCTGGCCTCGCGGTAGCCTGCGCGATCCATCCACGCGGGCATGTTGGCGAGGACGTTGGCCGCGATGGTCTCGGCGGTATCGTATTCGCCTTCAGGAAGCAGGATGATGCCGTCGAGGTCGGCGGCCATTTTGGCGTCTCGCCACTTGTCGCCGCGCCGGTCTGCCGGCCCGCGACGGACGAGTTCGCGGTCGGGTTCGAGGACCATCGCGTGGACGGCCGACCCGAGGTCGAAGGCTGCTGAATGCTTGCGGACGCTGTATCGCCAATGCAGGAGCGACGTGTTGTAGACGGCCTTAACGTCGCTCGACGAGATGGCCGGATGAGCGTGATATGCCTCGTTCGACATGTCTGTGCGGATCATCTCTTCCCCCATCCATAGAGTGCGATCAGTGCTGCCTCGGCGCGGCCGTCGTGCTTCGCCAGCTTCCACTGGTCGGCGCAGTCGGGCCAGGTCATCGAGGCAAGCTGTCGGCTGGCCGCCTTGTCGCTGCCGAGCCGCATGTTCTTCTTCCATGCTGACGGGTCCACCAGCCGCGTCGGGATGCCAGCAAAGTCGAGGCAAGCAAGCAGGATGCCGAAGCCCTCGGCGATTTTGGCGGCATTGGTGACGCCGATCACGCGCGGGTAAAACGGCCGCTCGACCCACGCGACATCAACGCGGCCGATCTCCGAGAGCAAGTCACGACGGCCGTCGATCGTGTCTGGCATGTCGTGGGCGGTTACATGCCATTCGGCAGCGTCGAGTACGGCCAGAGCGCCCTGCTTGCCTGGGTCAATCCCGAGCAGCCTCATTCCGACTGCCTTTCGAGATAGAGCGTCAGCGCGCGCAGGTCGCTTTCGGTCGCCTCTTGCCGGCGTGTCATCAGGCGCCAGAGCCTGGTGTAGGGGATGCCCGAGGCGGCCGACACGACGGTGAGCCGCCGATCGCCGAGCCTCTCGCGCAAGGTGTCCATTGTCAGAAGCATCGTGTCTCTCCTTCGACGGGCACCTTACGAGCCTCTCGCGGGCGTGGCAACACACCTCGTGCAATTTTTTTCGTGCGTCGTGTAATTGACTGTTGACTGTGCGGGCGGGGGCTGTATTCTGTGACACATAGAGCAACGGGCACAGGCCCACAGAGGAGAGACAGAGATGAAAGTTCAAGTCAAAAACGTCCGCATCTTTTTCGTGGACTACGCCCCGAACAGCGGCTTTGGCATCATGGCGAATGATCGTGATGGCCGCGAGTATGTCCTGCTCGATAGCGACGGCGGTCATCGCGTCATGTCTTACGTCCGCGCCGATGCAGTGGTCGGCAAGATCAAGGCGGCAGGTCACGTTGTGTCCGTTGAGCATTGGGATGTGCGCGCACCTTACGGAACGCAGGCTTGGTTGATCGACGGCATGGAGCAGCGCCAGATCGAAGATGAACGCTTCGGATATTGTTGATTGCAAGAGGGGGCTGCGGCCCCCACCATTCACCACGGGAGAGACAGAAATGACCATGACCGAGATGCTCGAAGCGACCATCGCCCGCCACGCTGAATTGCAGGCCAACGAACCGAACCGCAACATCTGGTTCTGCGGCAAGACCTTCGAGATTGATGGCGTCGGCAAGGTCTGGTGCGGCATTCAAGATGTTGCCGGCGTCTACCAGAAGCGCCGTCACTGGCGCCGCACTTGGGAAATGAACGGCAAGAGGATCGCTGCCTCGAAGCTGGCTCAGATCATCAAAGCGTAACCGGCGGGGGCTTCGGCCCCCACCATCCACCAAGGGAGAGACAGATGACCGAGATCGACACCCTCAAAAGCAAGGTCGCCAAGCAGCGCAACGAGATCGCGCGCTTGGAGCACAAGGTCGCCCAGTTGGCGGCCGAGAAACTGGAGATGCACCGCGACATGCTGGTGCTGAAAATCAGACTGGGAGAGTGACATGCGCGACAAGTTCATCGAACGGACCGTCGTCCTCGACGGCGGCATCTACGAAGACCAAGAGGCCACCGCGACGTTCGCGATCGGATATGACGACACGCTGCATTTGTTTACGATCGAGGTCGACGGCTGCGTGTTTCAGGCCGACGTGATCGAGCGGCAGATCGGCGAAGGCGCGATCAAGCGCATCGTCAAGCATGTGCGCGAGTGGTGGGACTATGAAGGCTACGACAACTGGATCGACAGCATTGAGGCTGACCGCGCCGACGCGCGTTACAAGAGGGAGAGAGACTATGCCTAAAGACGATCTCGGCCGCATGGCCCAGCATTTCGAACACCTGCCGACACCGAGCGACCGCCCGCCGCTGCGCTGGCTGCTGCTGGCCGGCATCGTCGGCGGCCTGTCGGCCACGGTCCTGCCTTGGGTGGCGGCGATCATCATCGCGGGGGCGTGGTGATGACCGAAGAACAACTGGGCCAACTGATGCAGGCCACGGCCCGCCGCGAGGGTCACAAGCCGGCCCTGCCAGAGATCAGTCAATTCTCGGCGCATCTGCAAAGCTCGGCCGACGTGAGGCGTAGGCGGCTGGAAACCGAAGTGCACGAGGCCATGACGGAGATCGGCCGCCCGACGACGCCGAGCGAGATCCTGTCGATGCTTGATGATGCGAGTGTCGATCATGTCCAGAATGCTTTGCGCCGGCTGAAATCGCGCAAGATCGTGAAGACCGTCGTCGTGACGACGAAGCGTGTGAACAAGACGATGTGGGGGCTGGCATGAGCGTGACGAGCGTAGTGATCCTGACGGTGACAATGTCCACCAGCTTCGGCACGCACATTGGCCTCTATGCCGAGATGTCTCACTGCCGGGCAGCGATGGACATCATCGCCGACGAAGACCCCGGAGCGGTGGTCAGATGCGAGCCTGTAGCGCTGCGTGAGCCGGTGCCCGTGCCGCCGCCGAGACCTGACAACCTGACGCGGAAGGTGCAGCCATGATTACCGAGGAAGAAGTCGAGCGCGCCGTGATCGAGGCGTTCAAGAAGTGGTTCAAGCAAGGGGAGCAGAAGTGATGACTGACATGACAATCAGGGAACAGATGTATCGCCGCTGGAAGCGGGGCGAGAACTACTTTGTGTTGGCGAAAGAGATGGGCGTCACGCGCGAACGGATGCGGATCATCCTCACGAAGATGGATGACGAAGTTCCGCTGGTGGATCGGATCGAGGAACTGGAAGCCAAGCTGGCGAAGCTGATCGGAGGCGCTGAGACCGTCATCGAAGAGTGGAGAACTCACATCAACAAGGGCAGTTGGTTTAAGGTGTCGATGGATGAGGCCATGTATGAATTGCGCGCCGATGTGGCAGAAGCGAAGGGAGCAATTACATGACCGACGCCGAATTATTCATGAAGATGCGGGCCGCGTTCCGGGATGCGGAGGCCTTCGTCGAGTCCGCCGCCGACCGCATCGAGGCCCAAGCCGCCGAGATCGAGAGGCTGCGGGGTGATGTGGAGAAGCGAAGGGAGACAAGGATGAGTGACGACGATCTGATCCGCAGGGGTGATGCGCTGTATGCCATCGCCGGATGGGAAATTCCAAGCACTGCCATCTCCGCCCTGCCCGCCGTTACGCAGCCCGCGCCGGATACCGCCGCCGACCGCATCAAAGCCCAAGCCGCCGAGATCGAGAGGCTGGAGGTCACTGTTAAACGGTTTGCAGAAAGACATGAACGACATTTGGTTTTGGGCGCAGAAGCCCGCGTTCGTGTCGAAAAGGCAGAAGCCAAAGCAGAAGCCAAGCTAGAGAACCTCATCGGCGGTGCTGAGACCGTGCTAGAGGCGTGGGATCACCACATGCGCGATGTGGTAGTGCCCGGAACACTGCACGACGCCATCGAAGAACTGCGCGCAGATGTGGCAGATGTGAATGGAGGCAATGATGCCGAGAGCAATTTGTGAAGACTGCGGGTCTCTGGTTGAAGCAGAGTTGACGCACAATGGTATCTGCGCCGTTGGCCATTACGTTCACTGCGGCTGGGGCCATGAGTTGTCGCCAGATGACCTAATCTCAAACGATGTAGCCGAAATCATCGCAAAGCTGGAAGCCAAGCTGGCGAATGCGGCAGATGTCATTGATTGGGCTTTGAGCGCTTGGGATGACCACAATAAGCACGGAGACAACATGCAAGGTGATTGGGTGCATGACGCCCGCACCACCCTCGCAGAACTGAAGGGAGACAAGACATGACCGACGACGACGATCTGGTGAAGCGGCTGCGGGATAGGGCGAAACATGAGAGACTTATTCAAGCCAATAACGAAGCTGTGGCGGCTGCGTTGATGGGCCAGCGCCTTCTGTTCGATCAGGGTCATCGCAGTCCCTCCAATACCTACGCTGTTCGTCTGTATCTGGACCACGAGAAATGCGCGAGACAGGACGCCGAGTTAGCCGCTGATTGGGACGAAACAGCCGACCGCATTGAGGCGCTGGAAGCCAAGCTGGCGAATGCGGCAGATGTCATTGATTGGGCTTTGAGCGCTTGGGATGACCACAATAAGCACGGAGACAACATGCAAGGTGATTGGGTGCATGACGCCCGCACCACCCTCGCAGAACTGACAGGAGCCAAGCCATGACCGACGACCTCCGCATCCAGCTTCAAGAGCAGGCGCGACAGGCCCAATTCTGGCGCGCCGAGGCCGAGCGGTGGCAGAAGCTGTGGGAGCGAGCGGCGAACCGCCTGCTCCAGGTCGA